CTGTATTTACAAGCGATTAGAGCTTTGCCGGAAAAGTGGATTGACGACAAGACTAATATAACCGTAATGGAAGAAGGTGTTGCTGTTGGGGTGAACCCTAAATACGCACCAATAAAGTATTTCAATGGTAGATGGGAGGAGATTAAATATCATTCGAGTGTATGTAGGACAGATCATATTCTTGGCCCTCGCAGGTTTACTTTTGTGGCTATTTAGGCCGTAATGGCAGAGAAGAAAAAAAATAAAGGTGTTCTGACATTAAAGCAAGAGAAGTTTGTTAATGAATACCTTATTGATTTAAATGCTACTCAAGCGGCTATAAGGGCTGGCTACAGCGAAAAGACAGCGAAAGACATAGGGTGTGAAAACTTAGCAAAACCCAATATTGCCGAAGCGATAGGGAAAGCCTTTAAAGAGAGAGCACAAAGGACTAAGGTTGATGCAGATTGGATATTAAAACATTGCTCGGAGATGTTGACAGCGGACATAGGAGACATCCTTAATGATGTCGGAAGCTTTAAACCTATAAGTGAATGGCCTAAAATATGGCGACAAATGTTGAGTGGCTGTGACATCAAAGAGTTGTTTGATTACGAAAAGGGTGTAAAGTCAAATATTGGTGAGTTAATAAAGGCTAAGTTTGTGTCAAGGGAGAAGATATTAGAGCTAACGGGCAAGCATGTTAACGTTGGGGCTTTCAAGGAGAATGTTGCATTTAATGGAAACTTAACGGTTGAAATAGTGCAGTTTGGCGACGATAAGAATTCCAAATAACTGGATTCCCAGGCCATACCAAATGGATGCATGGGAATACTTAGAGGGTGGAGGGAAGAGACTTGTTGAAGTTTGGCATAGAAGGGCAGGGAAAGACGAAGTTGCATTACATTGGACAGCGGTATCGGCAATGCAGAAGCCTGGAAACTATTGGCATATGCTACCTGAATACTCACATGGAAGAAGGGCATTATGGGAAGCAGTCAATCCACATACGGGCAAGAAGAGGATAGATGAAGCATTTCCGCACGAGATCAGAAAAGGGAAGGCGAACGAAACTGGAATGCGAATTGAATTGGTCTCTGGTTCTGTGTGGCATATTGTTGGTTCTGATAATTACGATGCCTTGGTGGGCTCGCCCCCTGTAGGAGTTGTATTCTCCGAGTGGGCGATAGCAGATGCGAGAGCTTGGGGATTCATAGAGCCTATACTTGAAGAAAATGGTGGTTGGGCGATATTCCCATACACTCCAAGGGGTAATAACCACGGCAAGACAATGTATGACCACGCCTGTAAGACAGAGGGATGGTTTGGTCAAAAACTCGTAGCTAGTAACACAGGGGTATTTAAACCTGAACAGCTTGACAGAATTAAAGACGGGTTAATTAATTTATATGGTGACATCGAAGGTCGAGCATTATTCGAACAGGAATACAATTGCTCATTTGAGGGATGTGTCCCTGGTGCTTATTATAGCAAGCAGATGGCAGAGGCTAGGACGAATGGCCGGATAACTAACGTACCATATGATAGAAGCATAGAGGTTGATACCTTTTGGGATCTTGGCGTAGATGATTCAATGACAATCTGGTTTGTTCAGCCAGTGGGCAGAGAGTTTAGGGTTATAGATTATGAAGAAGATTCAGGTTATGGACTAGAGCATTATGCAAAGATACTTAAAGAAAAAGACTATGTTTATGGCAATCACTATATGCCCCATGATGCTGAAGTCAGAGAAATGTCAGCGGGTGAAATTGCTAAGAGCAGGAGAGAGGTAGCTGAGGGTCTAGGAATTAAGCCGATAGAGGTAGTTGAGAGGGCTAGGAACATGGACATAATTATAAACGTCCACATCCCGGCGGTGAGAATGCTGATACCTTTCTGTTGGTTCGATGCTAAAAAGTGTGCAAGAGGCATCTCGGCTTTAGAAGGTTATCGGGCTGAGTATGATGATAAGAAAAAGAAGTTGGGTAATAGGCCATCACATACGTGGGAGTCTCACGGTGCTGATGGATTTAGAACATTTGCAGTAGGTTACACACCGAGGCTGAGAGGTTTAAAGTTTGGTTCAAAACAAAAAAGGGCGAGAGAGTGGAGTCCATTTGATTAAGGAGATATCATGGGTGGAGGAATAAACCCGTTTGGGGGCAAAACAAGAAGGACTAAATTAGTACCTGAAGAGGACGTTGCACTTGAGCCACCAAAGGAAAGTGATACTGAAATACAAGACGTTGCGGCAAAAGAACGTAGATTGATGAGGTTTAGGCGTGGAAGGCAATCAACGATGTTGTCTAATTTAAGGCAGGACAGAGAAAGGTTAGGATAATTAATTTAATTAAAGGAGAATAGAAATGAAGAAATGGTTAGTAATTGCATTATGTTTAGTAGCAACACCGTGTTTTGGAGTAACAACTGGGGACAGGATGACGTTCGAGGGGCCTGTTACAATAACGGGAGAAGTACAGGGTGCGAGCCCATTTATATTTGAAGGTGCCACGCAAGATGACTATGAGACTACACTTACAGTAACAGATCCAACGGCAGACAATACGGCAACCCTTCCTGATGCAACAGGGACGATAGCCCTGACTGGTGGTGCGGGGTCATATAGGACGGTTGAAGCGGTAACAACAACAGCCGAAGCCTTATTGGTAGCAGACGATTGTGGGAAAACAATTCTCTTGAATCATGCGTCCACAGGGATAGATGTGTTTCTTCCGGCACCCGCGTCTGGATGTTACATTAAAACCGTAGTATTTGTTGCTTTCAGTGACGATCACACAATAAACACCAACGCTGGTGCTGACATTATGGTGGGACATATCAACGAAATTGCAAATACATCTACCGGTGTATCAGATACAAATGCTGACATTCTGACCCTGGTGGACACAGCCGAGTCAATAGGTGATTATTGCGAGTTTATTTCCGATGGTACAAGTTGGTATTTCACTTGTACTGTTGGTGTAGATGGTGCAATGACTAGCGGGACAACATAGGATTTGGAGATAGGTAAGGTGAAAATCCTTACCTATCTCCAAAATTAAGGAAAATATGGCTGAAGTAAAACAAGACCAAAAACTTATAACCTTCTTAACTTCTCGTCAAAAGAAGTTGGTTAACGACAAGTCTAGCTTCAATGACCGATTACAGGATGTTGCTGATTTAGTTTGTCCCCAAAGAGAGGATATCCGGGGTAATCTCGTCAAGGGTGAGTCTAAAGGGACAAAGATCTACGATGGTACGGCTGTGAGTGCGGCTGTGATGGCTACAAATGGTATACACGGATATCATGTCTCACCAGCTTTTCCATGGTTTAGGTACACTACCAATCGTCAACATGCCAACAAGATCAAAGAAGTAAAAGAGTGGCTTGGTGAAATAGAGAATAACATGTATATGGCCTTAAATCGGTCAAACTTCTACGCTGAGATGTGGCCTTACATATATGATGGCTTTACGATTGGGACGAGTTCTATTTATGCGGAAGAGGATATTGCAGAGGATAGGATTGTTTTAGAAACTATTCATCCAGGCGAGATATTCATAGCTGAGAATAAATATGGTGATGTTGATGTTCATCATCGTAAAAGAAATGTTTCGGCACGTAAGTTAGTACAGATGTTTGGTAAAGAGGCATTGCCTTCAAAGATCCAAGCTTTAGTGGATACGCAGCCCTTTACAGAGTTTGAGTTGATTCATGCTGTGTTTCCAAGGGAAGAGTTTGATGACAGGATGAAGAACGTCAAGAACAAAAGGTTTGCGTCGATATGGTACTTGTCAGATGGCAATCATATTGTAAGAGAGTCCGGCTTTGGCGAGTTCCCTTTCTCTGCTTGGCGATACATGAAGACAGGTAAAGAAGTTTATGGTGTTAGCCCTGCCCACTTAGCAATGGCAGACATCAAAGGTATCAACTTAATAACCAAAACAATATATGGCGCTGCTCAATTGTCTATAGATCCTGCTTACAACGTGCCATCATACCTGATGGACTCTGTAGACTTGAGACCACGGGGGTTGAATCCGATTAGAGGTAATGATGTAATCTCTCCAGTAAATACGGGTGCTAATTATCCTATAGGGGTTGATACCAAGAAGGATTTACAGGTTCAAATTAAAGAGAGGTTCCATGTTGATACATTTCTTCTATTAACTCAGTCAGTGGGTCAAGGTCAAAGAACAGCTTATGAAGTGTCAGAGATGATGGCAGAAAAGGCGGCTGTATTGGGTGCTGAATTGGGGCCATTTAATATCCAGATAGGTAATGTTCTTGAGAGAATATACGAGATAGAGGATAACGCCGGTAGGATGCCAGATCCACCAGATATATTACTTGAGATGTTAGATGAAGATCCACACTTAAGATTTGATCCGGTGTATCAAGGGCCACTAGCTCAAGCACAGAAAGAGAAGTTCAGTAAAGCCCCGATAAGGCGGTTCTTTCAAGACCTTGTTCCATTGGTTGAACTCGATAGAGAGCATGGTAAAGGTGAAGTTTTGGACAACTTTAATATTGATGCTGCTGCAAGAATCATGGGTGATGAGAGTAATTTGCCAGCAGAAATAACCAATAGTGTAGTAGAGGTTAAAAAGACAAGAGACGGGAGGGCTTTGGCCCAGCAACAACTAGAACAAGAAGAACAGGTTAAGGAGCAACTAGACGGGGCAAAGACCTTGAGTGAAGTAGATAAGAATCTCAACAATAAACTATCTAACCAATTGGGAGATCAGATTGCACAGGCTTGACACGTTCCCGAATAAAGAATTAATAGGCTTATATCGAGCGGTATTTTCAACGCCTAAAGGAAAAGAGGTATTGACTCACATGCTTTTTGATTTAGGTGTGTTTGTCCACATATCAGACGACCCTGAAGACATAGCACTAAGAAACCATGGGAATAGGTTGCTAAAGATACTTTCTGGCGGTGAGCCCACTAAGGATAATATACAAAACTTTGCAATGAGATTAATGAATCAACCAATAAAAGAAAGTAAACCTAAAGACTAAGGAGATGAAATGACTCGCTCAAGTAGCCACTCAGAAGAAATAAAGACAGAAGTCGGTGGTTCTTTCATTCATGAGGATGACCTTATGGAGATATTGAATGCAATGCCAAGCTCTAAAGAACCTGTTATTTATTATGGCGGTGAATTAGTTAAGGGTAAGGAGGCCATTAAGAAATGTCTACAACCAACCAAACCATAATACGCCACCTGAAGGGAATAATTGCTGCACTGGAGAAGGAAGAG